AGCAATTTGTCCTATAGCAATTTGTCCTATAGCAATTTGTCCGGTAGCAATTTGTCCCGTAGCAATTTGTCCGGTAGCAATTTGTCCCGTAGCAATTTGTCCCGTAGCAATTTGTCCCGTAGCAATTTGTCCTATAGCAATTTGTCCCGTAGCAATTTGTCAAAAGCAAAAAACTTTGACCATTCCCCACTGGTGATTGTATCAGAGGGAGATATCATCGGATACAAAAAACTCAAAGATAACTTAATCGCTACACTCAAAATCCCACAAAAAGCGAAACGGGTCAATGCGTATTCATCGCGCAAGTGTCGGGCAGAATACGCAAGGGTACTGTCAATCGAAAACGATAAAGGCAAAAAGGTTAAATCTGGTATTGGTATCCATTCCGATAAAGCGATTTATACCGTAGGAAAATTTATCAAGCCTGATAGCTATGATCCATCGCCATTCGTCGAATGTTCTAACGGTATTCACTTTTTTATAACAAAACAGGAAGCAATAGATTACAAGGGATAGGAGGACACAATGACCAAACAAATAAAAATAAAAACCATAGCTGAGCGAAACGATTGGCGAGTTAGACTAAACTATTCTGGCAGAGGTATGTACGGTAAAACTTGCCTTGCCGTGATTGGCGAGAGCCCGGAGGATATTATTGCAACAGTTGGTATTCAAGGCGCAAAGATAGACAACATGGGTTTAGATTATATTGTTTATTGGCCGAACATTTCTAATGATTCTAATGACTAAGGAGGAAACCATAAAATGAAACCTTACATAATCGCATTAGCGTTACTATTCTTAACGGCGTGCCACAGCCTAAATAAAATAGTCAACGGTTCTAGCACTACAAACGGCGAAACAGAAAAAACCTTGGGCATAGTCCCTAGCAGTAATTATGCGGACCATGAGCCTTATAAGATTGTTAGAGGGAATTGATATGATTAAATTCAGGAACATTGTCATAAAAATCAGCATCCATCCTGATAGTGGATTGACGGGAGAATCTCAGGAAACGGTTAGACAAGGAATCGAGGATCTTATTATAGAAGACTTATTCCCTTTTGCGGAAGATTGGGAATACAAAATCGAGGTAAAATAAAATGGAAAACGCAATAGGTGAAAAAATAATTATTCGACGGTACAACTACTTAAAATATCCCGTTTATAAATGGGCAGTTGTTAATACACTTGGCGGGTCATTTTCAACCAGTGGTGAATATCGGTCGCTAAAAAAATGTGTACTATATGCGCGAAACGTTAGATCAAACTTGCAAATTGAGGTTTACAATATCATGGAAGACGGCGAAGAGAGATTTAATTTAATGCTGACGGAAAAGACCGATGGATACTAAAATGCACGAACATATTTTTCATGATATTGGTAAAACTGGTAAAATTCAAAAATGCCTTTACTGTATGAAAATAAAATTTATCAATCTAACAAAACAAGATATTATTACTGCTATGGAAAAACCAAAAACAAAAAAAGGAGATAACTAAAATGGGATACACGGAAGAGTTAGCAGAACGCCAAAAAGTGAACAATAAAATTATGGGGGAGTTAAACCTAAAACTAGATAAAGCATTTTCAATTTTAGGATTTAAGCGAAAACCAAACGATGAAAAACCATTCGAGCGCATATCATCAAAATATATAAACGGCGATATGAGCCTCTACGTTTCTACGTCCGGGTATGAGAAATGGAAAATCCGCATTTCCGGTGACTATCCTAGAAATTGGAAAAATGAATATATCAGACCATATGACTACAACGAAAAGGCAAGCGATAGCATCAACGTATCACATGAAAAAACAGCGGATCAAATAGCTAAAGACATAGAACGTAGATTAATGCCTGAATATAAAATCCGTCTAGCCAAGGTACAAAAGTTGAATAAATCCTCTAACGATTATCAAAATAATTCGATCAAACTATTAGAAGAATTAAAAGGTTTTCCGGCGGATAAATACGAAACGGAAAATCGAAAATTCAGCCTACACATGGAAACTGGTTTTTGTTCGATTGACGTACATGGAAACGAAGTATCCTTAGATATTCATTCTGTTAGTGGTGAAACGGCAAAGAAAATAATCGCAATACTTAAGGAGAAATAAAGCCATGGCAAATATATTCGATAACATGGAAGTATTTTTTAGTCCATTAAAGGAACAACAACCTGACACCTGTTTTTGGAATAAGGATGATAATGAGCCATACGGTGAAGGCTGGTATTATTGGTTTTCATTTCCCGGTTGTTTACCAGAAAGTGATCCATCGGGACCATACAAAACCCGTCAAGAAGCTATTGATGCTATTAAAAAAGAAAATTCATATTATCGACGTTTTGATGAAGAGGGAAATATATTAGAGGGGTTATAAAAATGGAAACTACAATGACAAAGTAAAAACCCTGGTATCAGCATCGCCATATAATGTCCGGCGATTTAATCACGCAACAAACAGCATGATAGTTGTCCCTGCTATTCCAGAAGGATCTATTGGCATTGTCGGTGCCGTCATGGTGCCGTGTGTTAGATATACCATAAACGGACGATATTTTAATTGTGTCGATTTTATGATTGATGGTAACAAAGAACGTGCCGCATATTACAATCGGGAAATCAAAAGGATAAAATAAAATGACCGAACCATTAACGGACGTATGGCGACTAGAAAACAATTCCGAAATGAGAGCATCGGACGAATTAAATTGGATCATAGATCATGCATTAAACGGAAACCGAAAAGCTATAAATCTATTGCGGAAATTATGGGATAATGAAGAATGGGAATCAATCAAAAAGAAATTAGCAGTAGAAGGGTCATGCTGGTATGTATGGTACATGGATGGCGTACACGCATTAATGAATTATCAAAAGGATATTAGACTATGAAAACCATAACAGTGAAAGTCTATTCATACGACGAATTAAGCGACGAGGCAAAAGAAAAAGCTAGGGAATGGTATAGATCGGGAAATGACTATCCCTGGTATTCAGAGTGCCAGGAATCATTAAAAGGTTTTGAAAATGCTTTACCGATAAAAATAAAAGACTGGTCTTATGGTGAAGACTTAAACCGATCTTATATTAATTGGTACTGTACGAATGAAAACTTAGAATCATTGACAGGATTAAGACTTAGAACATGGTTGATAAATAATTTCTGGAATCTCATTGAAAAGGGGAAATATCAATCGACGGCTGGAACATATGACGCTGATGGTAAGTATCATTATAAAAAGCGATATTCAAACTGTACTAAAGAAGTTATCGCGCCGTTTACTGGCTATATTGCTGATGATATTCTGTTAGGTCCAATCCGCGATTTTATTAAAAAACCGGATTATTTGTCTATGGATTTTAAAACACTGATTGATGATTGTTTTTATTCGTTTATGAAAAGCGTGGCTGATGATATTGAATACCAGAATGAGGATGAACAAATAGCAGAATCAATTAGGACTAATGAATATGAGTTTACTGAGGATGGGGAGATCAACTGATATGTCCCGTCATACCTGGAAGGAAATAGAAAACGCGCCTATCACGGCGCAAAAGCGGCCAAGGAACCATTCCCACAACTGTCCGTCATGCAAGGGATTATTTCCTTGTACTAACGGCGATTGTAGCTATGTTAATACTGATAATCCCTTATGCCATCAATGCTACAAAAAGGTAACAGCATTAGAAGAGATCCGGCAAAGAGGGGAGATGGTTGTATTCAGGCGGCGAAATGATTGGCTAGAAGGGAGCAGGGGCAAGGAATACGTTTTGAGATTAGACTGGTAAACGTTTTACGTTTGACACTATCCCATATAACCCTGCTATGCTTCTTAATTGAGTATAGCAGGGTTTTTATTTTGAAGGAGCATAAGGGATGGTAAACCGATTTTGATTGATTCTGGACTAAGCTAAGGGGCATAGCATGAGGATTAAACGTGCCATTAAATTTTATTTGATCCTAGCTGGATTATGTGCGATATCGTTTATTGTGTCTTATGGCATAACACTATGGTTACAGGTGATTAAATATCGCTTGCAAGGCCATTAGAACGGTCTAGGACGTTTTCAAGGGTAAGGTCTAGCATGGTAGAATATGGAATCGTCGAACCTTGACGGGTTTCCCGTCGATTTTAAAGGGTTGTAGATGGGCAAATGAGGGGGTTTAAACGCATGATAACTGAATAGGGCTCGAACATAGGGGCAAAACTGTCCTACAAATTCAGCTAGTTTATAGTTGACAGTTTACTGTAACTTTCACCTTGAATCTAAAGTAAGTATTTACTTACTAGTGGTGAAACTCAGGAGCTTGTCGGGCGGACAGAAGAGAGAAAAAGGCGTTTGAGTAATTCTTAAACCGGGAAAACAATTCTATGTCTCAAATGATTTGGGATTGAATTTGGTCCCCCGGATCAAGGGGAAAATCGGAGGGTGAAATAAGTGGGAAACGTAGCAAAAGGACGAATCATCAAAAATATTTTTCCTCAAAAGCAAGAGGACAATGCAAATGTTATAACGAGATATAAAATTAATTCCCATCAAAGGAGGGTGAGAATAGACTTAGTAGACAGACAATCATACATTAAATATCAGACCTTGACAGACTTCCTTATTAAACGTAAGATAGAGCTAAGACACCTAGAAGGTATTGCAGTTGGTGAAGCAGCAGTAGCAATGTTCTGGCAATTGAACACGATAGATACGATTCTTATATACTTAGGTAGAGTGAAAAATAATGTTGACGAAAAGGAGATAATAAGTGCCATGGAAACCTTACAAGTATCGCTAGAGAAACAACCAATTCCGATTAGTGAGATAGATTCCAAAATGGAAACCTCTCCGTTTTCATTAGGAATCATTGCCCTTGCAGGTAAGTTAAAACCGGATACGGCAATGCCGATTGATAATAACATTCCTCCAGACACGACAAACAAGCAGATTGCATCGAAGGTTTATATCTTGCGAAAAACAGGCAAGTTATCGGATAATATATTTCCTATGGTTCGTAAGGATAAAGTATATCTCGCAAAAAGACCTACAGGATGGAAACCCAAAATAGAGCGTAAAAAGAGAGCGGCAGAGAAGGGCAACAATGAATAAAATGGACTTACCAAAAGTAGAAAAGGGAATTCCTATTTATTATGGGAAAGCCCCGCAAAAAAATGTGAGGGAATTCCTGAAAACACTGGAAATAGGAGATTCTTTTGTTCTTGATTCCCGTAGTCTCACGTCTGCTTATCAAGCCGTAGCGCGTAAGATCGGCATTCGTCTTTCTTCAAGAAATATTGCGGACAAAAAATATCGTTTATGGAGGATAGATTGATAGATCCAAAATTACCACAAGACAGAATATCTATTGCATCGGCACCACAGGCAGTTATGCTTGCTATACTTGACGAAATGTGGGAAATCTTAATGGACTTTGAAGCCAGGCTCGATCAGATAGAGGCTAGGCTTCATTTGAACGGGGGGAAAGAATAGTGGACAAGGTAAGCATTGGATACGGCATTTTGATCGGGCTAGGATTAGGATTGGCGAAGGCTCATTATATGCCTGATCCTATTAAGGAACGTGGAGTGGTGTTTCAGGAATGGGAGAAACATGTCATGGTTATGCAGATGTGTTTATACAAAGGACAAGAACGAGTTGCAATTAATTCGGATGAAAACCCGTCTGGAATAGCTACTCGTATGATGCGGTTTGATAAGTTTGAAACCATCCCGAAAGAAGAACCGACAGACCTAGAAAATCAGGACCAGTGAAAGGAGATTTTTATGAGTGTCTACGCTGTTTGTACGGAATGTAAAGACCGTCGGGAACGATGTAAAGATGTGGAACATCATAAGAGATTCTTAGGATGGACGGTTGATTGCCAGCCGAAAGAAAAAGGAATAGGAAAACGCTATAGAAAAACTTTTGGCCCTGATGTAAATAATCCAAAAGCTTTAGCTGAGGCGTATGAACGTGATCTGCGTACCGATTTTCAGCGAGGGGAACTTCAGCTAAATAGGCCATATAAACCGTTTATTGAAGTCTCTCAAGAATGGTGGGACAGAGTAGCCATTGGGCAAAAAAGAATTAAAACTCCGATGGTTGCAGAAATATATTATTTACGAGAATTTCAAAAATACTTTGGTAAACGAGCTATCGGGGACATTAAGCTGCGAGATGGGGAAGATTGGATTGAAAAACGACTCGCACTTGGTAGAAGTGTGAGGGCGATTAATCGTTACTTGACTCACTTAAATGTCATCCTAAAATATGCCGTGGATCGTGGATATATTGCCGACAATCCTTTAGCCAAGCTCAAGAAACTAAAAGGGGCGAACATTCGCAAGCGTTGGCTTTCTGAGGCGGAAATAGATCATCTCTTAGGGATAATTAAAAAGCAAAAAGATATGGATTTATGGGATATTGTTATGATCGCTTTGAATACCGGCTTTCGTAAGGGTAATCTCGAAAGACTTGAAGCGAGACATATTAGCGGACTAGAAATCGGGTCGTCAATTAATGCCGAAGAAACTAAGACGGGTAATCCATATGACGTACCAGTAACAGAGGCGCTTCAGCCCATACTTGCCAGATTGATTAAGGAACGACCTACCGGAAAGCTGCTTCGGACAGATCGTATGCAAGAACGATTCAATGCAGCCACGATTGAAGCAGGATTTTATACCGCAAAAAAAGATCCAAATAAAGTAACAATTCATACTTTACGTCACACCTTTGCTGCGCTATACTTGCAACGTGGTGGTGACGCTCTTTCGTTAAGGCATTTAATGGGGCATACTTCAACGAGAATGGTAGATAGTACCTATGGGCATCTTTCAAGAAAGCACATGATGGATCAAGCATCAAAAATGGGAACAAAAATTGCATCGGATGAAGATCCACCACAGCAGATGTTAGAAGTTATATGATACGAAAGGAGAAAAATAAAATGAACGAGATAGCGATCTTGCAAAAGAAGTCTGAAGAGTATCGGAAAAAAGGAAATCATTGTTTGCGTTTGGCGGATGAGATTAATCATGTAATCGAAGGAATGCAGTTCGATAACGAGAAAGGACAACTTAATGTTATGACGCTTGAAAGACCGCAAGCGAGAATCAAAAATCCTTCCAAGTCTGAATTTGGTGGAACATTGACAGATCAATTAATCGGTTGTCTTCACACAGGTCCAAAGAGCATGGCCCAAATTAAAACGGAGCTTCCTGAATTGAATATCGGTTCAATCCGATCTGTGCTTAATCGCAAAAAGCAGTTCAAACTCAAGAAAGGCTTTTGGCAGTTGTCTGGTAAATAATCATGTTTACCTTTGCCGAAAGAGAATTTCTAGCCAGGAAGGTTGAAGAGGCAATTAAAGAACTGAAAGATTCTGGAATCGACAAAGAAAAACCAAAGTTCTTTTTGTTTATTCAGGGCATTGATCCTCGCCGTTATGAAACTATTCATCCCAATTGGCAAGAGAAAGAGTTTAGGGAATCGATCACTCCCCTTACGCCTACTTTGGTCGGGTAGAAAGCTTTGCCACTAGTTCTTTGGAAGAGGGGTCTGGAGATATTCCTGATAGCAAGTCGGATCAGAACCGGCCTAGTGGCAGTTTCTTTTGGAGGATAAGTTGTCCAATATAATCGGCATTAGCAAACGAAGTTGGCCTACCCAGGCATCTCTCTTTCCAGACCGTCGAAACGTAGGCGATTGGTGTTACGACCCTCCAAGAATCGTTACAGTCCTAGTAGAAGGCGAGATAGGCGATTATGCCGCATATATCGGAATCGGAGATGAAGATTGGGTATCCAAAAACGGCGATAAACTTTCCTTTCAAGAAGCTCAATGTCATTTTCCTATAATCGAAAAATCAAAGTATCGGGAATGAAATTACTAGCGTGACACTAGCGTGACAGTAAAAAATATGGCATTTTGAAAACCATTGAATACGAGGCATTGCGCGGTTAGTTCAGCGGTAGAATTCTTCCTTGACATGGAAGCCATACCTCAAAAATAAGTACCTTCCTTCAGGTTTACATAATAATAAACAGCCTACTTTTCTCCTATTTTGTATCTGATCGTTTATATAAAAACTACTGCATTTACTAGCGTGACACTAGCGTGACACTATATAAAGTGTAGCGTGACAGTAAATCGTTAGTAAAACACTTCCTTTCTTTACCTTCGCAAGGTGGAACTAAAAAATAAATTTAGCTTGGCATCATAATTGCTCTATCTTGGTTCGAGTACAAATCGAATCAAGGCCCACCAAATTACCCCTTGACATCGCATTTATACTCGACATTCATATCGTTACTAAGGAGAGTGCTATGGTTCAACAAGATTACTATGTTATGGTTGCTGTTATAAAAGATAGGTATACAGGTATGGAGTTTGTAACAGTAGAGTTTAGCTTTAACTAAGGAGAGTATTATGCTTAGCCAATCACCTTCTAGTTGGGGTAAAGGATTCAAACTTCGCTGTAATTTTTGTGAGCAGGATTCACGAAAAACAGAGGATTTGAAATTAGTAAAGATCAGGGGAACATATTATTTGCTTTGTTTAGAACATCGAAAAGGGAGGGAATACCATGTCGTACAGTCTTCAATATGCAAAAGACATCTTCTTTGAATATAAGAGGAAGTTTATAGAGAAGGTCAATGAATATTCTCAGGTGAAAGATCGCTATCCCGATTTGAATCTTAGGGATATGGCTAGAGAAATATGGCGGTTAGGTTCATTGGCCGAAGTATGGGGAATGACAGCGACGAAGTTAAGCGATGGCGAAGAAGATTATTTAGATAATTGGAGGGTCGGATGAACTTGTTTGAAACGCTCTATTGCAGAATGGCTCATAAAAAGTTTCACGAATATTGGTGGTTGAGGTCGGTTTGGTATTGCATCGAATGCGGAGGGACATTCAAAGGGAGAAAACCAAATGAAGACGATTCTATTACTCTTGGTGGTGGTTGGAAACCTGAAAGTAACGAGCTATCGAGCCGTAAAGGAACAAACCGATGATTCTCCGTTCTATACCTCTACCAACGAAAGGGTCAAGGTAAACGGTTGTGCAGTATCTCGTGATGTTCTTTGTTCTGTTTGTCTTCGGTTGCATCGTCGATGTGGGAATCCGAAAGCTGTAGGAATTCATTATGGCGATTGGCTGTATATACAGAAATACGGTTTCAGACAGGTGAATGATGTTATGGGACCGAATAATCGTAAAAGCGTAGATATTTATGTGCAGACTTATGAAGAGGAAAAGCAAGTAGGAACGAGGCATCTAAAAGTTTATCGATTGATAAGGGGAAAAAATGAAAGATAGAAAGAAGCGCGAACCAAACACGGAACAAAAGCGAAAAATCCGTATTGTGGATCTCGATGAAGAAGCAGCAAAAGATCACGAAGGATTAGTACCGGGATGTGGCGAAAAAAGTCCTTATAGAAGTTTCTTAGATGAATATCAAGAAAGGGAAGCTCCTCTTGATAATCCTGATGTTTTGTCTGAGGAGGATTCGTATTTCAAGGCACATCTTAGCGAAGACGGGCGCGAAAAGCTGGATCTTATAAAAGAAATATTGCCGACGCTCACAGCACAGCAGCAACAAGTCATACGTTTATGCGGCGAGGAGGGACATACACAGAGAGAAGCGGCGAAGATAATGGGGATTACTCAAGTGGCTGTTGTTAAACTTCTGAATCGAGCGAGGGCTATTATTAAAAAGGCGTACAACGAGGTCCGATGAAGAATAGGGGGTTATCAAAACAACTAAACTCGACCTATAGGTGTAGGGATAAGGAGAAGGTTATGCGAAAGAGCGTTAAGTTATGGTTGAAAGCCTTGCGGAGCGGAAGATATGCACAGACTACCGGTGTTCTGCACGACAAGGACGGCTATTGTTGCCTTGGTGTTGCTTGCGCGGTGTATAACAAAACCCATAAGAAAAAAGTGAGGTTTGGGGAAGGTTATGAAGTCTTATCTTTGCAAGAGGATAAATCATGTGTTCGTCATTGGTTGGGATTACAGAATCCACACGGGCGATATTTTCAAGAAGATAAGTCTATAATTCTGGCGAATCTAAACGATCAATGGATAACATTTAAAAAGATTGCAGATATTATCGAGTCAAACCCAAAAGATTTATTTGTAGCAACTACTAAGGAGAAATAAAATGGGAAGGACAATTCAACCGAAGTCAAACGGAGAAGACTTTCTCCCTATGGTTTCTATTCGTGAAAAGGATCAATACGTTGTTGGTAAAGTGATGGGCTTGGGTGAAACGGCTAACGGTAATCCATACGCCACGCTTGAACTGCATGATCTTGAAGGATCAACGCAGAAATCGGTGAGCAAAGGCGTCTATGAAGAAGTGGATGTCGATATTAAGTCCCTGGTTCAATTGGTGGGATCGACTAAGCAACTTCGTGAAATGATTCCTCAATTGCAAGTTGGTGAGATTGTAACGGTCAAGAATCTTGGGAAAGCGAAATTGAGCCGTGGACGTACTATGAATCAATATTCTATGGAGGCCAATTAACATGGCGCTTAAACGAGGAAGTGCAACAAATAGTACGGATCAAACGACCCCTTTGGCTGTTCAACCAAGTCTTGCTGAAGCTGCTATAGATCGTTTGGCTGCGAAGAACTATGCGGCTAAAGCCTGTGCTGGTTCTCTTCAGACAGAACCGCTTGTGAAGCTGTCGTCTTCAAAGCTCGATGGTCGAGAAGGAACAAGGATTGCCATGTTTGCGGCGGCTTTGACATCACCTACGATTGCAGGATTGCCAGCAAAGGACTTGAAAGAATCGTTGCTATTGATTCGTGAGGCTGCTGAATATGGAGTGAAGTACGCATTCAACGAAACACTCCCGTTCTGAATAACTTTAGATGAGAATGACAAAATCCATTTAGGGACAAATCATTCGCCCTCTTTTCGGGTTTCATAAACCAGAGTGGGGGAAAGCGATTAAATTATAAAGTCGCGTCCTTTTAATTCTGCGGAAGTAATTATCCGGTAGAGAGTCAAGAGACACAACTAGCCGGGAGTTAGCATAAACCCTAATGCGCTAGGAATGGTCCTAGAGGATGGTGGTTTAACCCCACCACTCCCGATGCTCTTGAATCGCTAAAACGAGGCGTCATTGTACGCCTATCTATCGGCCAGAATTATGCTGTCTATTGCCCAAAGAATAGACCACGAAAGCCGGTGTCCGTGAGGATCTAGGCTTGACTAGGGAGAGAGATTCCCATAATTTAGGAGAAATAAATGCCACGAGAAATAAAAGCGTTAGAACCGGCATTACTCGAAAGCCATTCATTTGATCAAAAGCATACCATTCTATTTAATGAACAAACTCATCGTTACAAGCTCGATGGAATAGCCTGTCGAGGTGTCACGACAGCGATTAAGGGCGGGTATCCTACGAACATGGGACTTATCTCGTGGATGAAGGGAAAGACGGCTGAAGCGATATTTAATGCCCTTACTGTGCCAGTCGGTAAGCTGCTTTTTGGTCCTCGTGAGGCGATATGGCCGATTAGCGAAGATCGACGTATAGAACTGGTGAAGGAGGCCAAACTTGCTGATCGTGATTTCTCTCAAGATGCGGCTGATATCGGAACGGTATTACACGAATTTGCGGAGCTATGGGGACAAGGTAACCGTACAGAAGCTCATGCAATTTTGCAGAAAGCCAAGAGTTTAAAAGAGTGGCCGCTGATTGATAGTTGTGTTCAGTCTTATTTGACATGGCATACGAAACATATTGGTGAGGTTATATCGGCAGAAGGAATTGTTGGGTCACCAATGCACAGAGTATGCGGAAAATTTGATTTGCTTGAGAAAGCGAATGGAAGGCTAATTCTTTACGACTATAAAACGAGTAAAGGTATCTTTATAGAGCATAAATTGCAGTTGGCTCTCTATCGTGTCTGTATTCGTGAATGGATGAATCTGAACGTCGATGAGCTTCATATTCTTAGGTTTGGTAAAGATGCGGGAGATTTTGAACCCCTTGCGATTACTGATCTGAAAGTGATTCACGATCTGGAAGAACAGGCTCTCCGATGCTTGGGAACGTCTGATTTCATCAAACTCTACGATGCACCAAAATATGAAAAAGCCGCTTAAGAAGGATTCTCATGCTCAACAAAATTCCAAGCCGGTTCAGCATCATTCCGGTACGAAACAAGACCCCATTGGTGCCTTGGAAGGAATTCACGACTCGGAGAGCAGCGGAGCAGGAAATTCAGAAATGGAAGGACACATTAGGACAATTCGATTGGGGAATAGTGACAGGGCCAGTATCCGGCATCCTGGTATTGGATTTAGATGATGAAAGAGCGTTGGCTGAAGCTAAACGACTTGGACTTCCTAGAACTCCTCATGTCAAGACTCGAAAGGGAGATCATTTCTACTTCCGTTGGACTGGAGATTTGGACAGCAGGATTACCACGAGAGTCGGAATTGCGAATAAAACTGACACAAGAGGGGGGGATAACGGATTTGTTGTCTTCTATGGGTGGACAGTTTCACCGTATGTTTGCCCTCTTGCAAGACCTCCGCAATGGCTCATCGACAAGCTCCCTAAAAAAGAAGGCGGAGAAATCATCCGTAAGGGCAAAGCAATCGAAATTATCTCGCGCATTGAACAAGGCAATCGAAATGATTCCTTCGCAAGACTCGCCGGGAGCCTACGAGGTAAAGGGTACGACATAGAAACGATGTTTGAGCTTTTGAGGCCGAAAGCTCGTGAAGTAAATTTTCCAGAAGCAGAATTAATGACAATTTGCCGTTCAATCGGTCGCTACGATGCCCCTGTATCCTCGCTGGGCGGTCAGGGCATTGCAGATTTCTTAAAAGAGCAAAAGCCGGTGAAGTGGATATGTGAGCCGTTTTTTGCCGAAGGGTGTATTGGAATCATTGCAGGATTACCGGAAAGTCGCAAATCGTGGATCATGGTCGATTTAGCTGTGGAAATGGCAAGAGGGGGGGGATTGTGGCTAAACAAGTTTCCTGTAAAGGCTGGAAAAGTCTTGCTGATCGATCAAGAAAGAGGAAAAAGCGAAATACAAAGAAGACTGAATGCGGTTATTGCAGCAAAACAAATAAATGTTCAGTCCATGCAAAGCACATTATTTGTCCAGGCAGGAACAGCCATACATATCGATCAGCCAGAAACGTTTAGGGATTTGCAAAGGCAGTTGTGTGAATTACGACCAAATCTACTATTGATTGATTCGTTTGCAACGATTCATGGCAAGCAAGAAACGAATCGATATGAGATTCAGCAAGTAATGGAGCGACTAAAGAGGCTGAGGGAAGAATACGGATGTGCGGTTATATTCATCCATCACGAAACAAAAGGGGCATATCAGTCTCACAAAGAAGGAGCAGAAAGCACTTTTCTTGATATGTCAGGAAATGTGGCGATTCCTGCGGCAGCGGAAGTGTGTCTCGGTGTACGAAAGCACGATGAAGAATCCAGCTTCGTTTTTCACACAAAGAGTACCCAGGGCAGCAAAGCTGCTCCGTTCTGTGTTAGGGTTAAAGACGTTGAAAAAGGCATTATAGTGGAGGCGTTTTAGTGAAAAACACACTTATATATTTGGCACAGCCCATGACTGGTTTTCGGTGTGATGAACTGTTGCGAAAAGCCTTTGAACTGTCAGACATTTATATCAAAGAAGGAATAGGAGTGATTTCTCCCGTAATCGATGAGCATGTAAGAAGTCTTCCCACAATTCTTGAAGACCGTAATGATGTAGAAATGGCGGAAATATGGGAACAGGATAAGCGGGATATTGTGATATCCAATGTGCTGGTTTACGAAATTCCTCAAAAATGGAGTCAAGGTCTAGTTTCAGAGCTTATGTATGCGAGAGAGATTAAGAAGCCAATTGTGGCAGTTGGAACAGCAGGATATATCGCACGAGTCACGCATGATTATGTGGCTGCTACGCACCAGGAAGCTGCTTTTGTGATTAAGAATCGATGGGGTAATCCATATCATATATTTAAATCGTGGTTTGGGGTCGGAATAGGAGTGTTATAAATGAACCATCAATTGCATAAGCGTCAAGTTCTCATGCGTCTTGAGAAGCAACTAGAAAAGTATCAACGTCGAATTAAGAAGCTATGGGAAGCAGCGCAGGAAACACAGAAGCAAATCAACTATTACAAGCTAACAGATGCGGTGAAATCCACCATTGATCCTAAAGAAAAGGAGGTAATTGAAAATGCCCTACTTGACAGCAAGCCGGAAGAAGGAACTGTCGGAAGTCCTGAAGTCGGCCAGTAATGCAGGAGATTGGAATTATCTCTATACAGTTGAGTATCTTAAAATATTTATCGCAGATCCAAGCTATGAATCCGTGGCAAAAATAAGAAAGGCGTGTCTTGATCCTCTTAAACATGAAGGAGTTCATGGAGTAGATAGTCTTTTAACGGTGCTAGGTGTTCTTGATCTTGATCGAAAGGTTGCAAGAGAGCTTGCTTTTGCCGAATTCTATGAACGGATTGGCAAAATGTATGAAGCTAAGGCCAGAGAAAAGAACGGTGATTTGGTGGAGTTTAAGACGGCAAAAGAGAGCATGGAAAAGAAGTTTGGAGGTAAACAAAATGCAAGTTGAACTGACTTCTGATGAACTAGGGAAGGTAATTGAATACTTGAGTAAAAATGCTGCGGTATTATATTTACCAAGTGTTAAACGGCTTGCATATTTGGCGAATGTTCTGGTGCTGCAACTGGAGGAAGAGAATGATGCTCGAAAAGCCCATTAAAGGAATCTTGATCTTAGAAGAATCAAAACACGATCCAGTGTTTGAGCCTGTTGGATGGCCGATGAAGATTGAATTCAATAGGTATCCGTCATTAGGGGAATCGTTTGATTTTATCAACGATAGATATGGGTTGTGTCATACGTCGGCTGTTTCAAGGCTTGATGGGACTGATGCTGACTTGCTTATCTTTACCAGGAATTCAACGTATCGCTTGAGGGTGCCGGAATGAGCCGAATTAGGCGTGTTAAAAAAGAATGGATTGCGGAATATGAATTGTTGTTGGACGAAAATGAGATGAAGGTTCTTGATGCCGCATTAGAGATTGCCAGCTGTACACGAAATGAACTTCTTCCGATTAGCTTTCAAGGATTGCCGTATGAATCTATATTAAGAACTGTGAGGACTAGGATATATGTCTAGGTTCATTACGAAAGATTCAGGAAAGCGCGAAGAATACCCGACGGGCATGAAACGAGACACGCAAGAAGGAAAGCCACGGTATGATTTGATTGATCGAACTTTCCTTAAGCGTTGGGCTGCATTGATGGAAAGAGGAGCCGTCAAGTATGGCGAGGATAACTGGAGATTGGCATCAACCGATGCCGAACTAAAAAGATTTAAGGCGAGTGCGCTTAGACACTTGTTTCAATACTTGGATGGAGATGAAACGGAGGATCACGCTGTTGCGGTCTGCTTTAATTTAGCGGCAGCAGAGATGGTACGTTCCAAGCTAAATATTGTGCAGAACTTGGTATGGATTGATGAGATCAATAACGAAAAGGGAAAATGAAGAAACTGACCATTCATAAAGCAGCAAGATGGAGATTTAACTATCCGGTCTGTGACCCAGGCAACACAAAGGATAATGCGTTTGTAGTAACAACGTGGGCGAGAGTAACCTGTCCGAAATGTTTGATACACAAAAGAGCAAAAAAAGACTAATGAAAAAACTCTTTATTGACTGGGAAACATACTATACCACAGGCAAGAACGGTTATAGTCTGAAAAAGCTGTCGAGCTTGATGTATGTGAGAGATTCGCGGTTCAAGGTTTTCGGACTAGGTGCAGCGTTTGAATCCGACTCTCCAACGTGGGTGACAGTCGAGAGGCTATGGATATTGATTGAAGAAATCGAGCGTTCAGTCGGCTGGTCAAACATTGCTCTTGTAGGCCACAATTTGAAATTTGATGCATTGATTCTTAAAGAAAAGTACGGCATCAAAGCCGGTCAATACATCGACACGATGGGAATGGCAAGGGCCGTACTTGGCAAATCCGTCAAAGGCCATAGCCTCGATCTCCTAGCCAAACACTTTGGCCTAGAAGCCAAAGGCATCATGGCAACAGATGGCAAAGAAACACTGACTCAGGAGGAAGAGAATGCTCTTGCAGCTTATTGTCTTCACGATGTTGAGTTATGTCGCACTATCTACCAGAAACTTGCTGTAGATTTCCCGGAGAATCAATATGAAGCTTTACATCGTACTGTTGACATGTTCGTTAGTCCTAAACTTGTTCTTAATGTTCCTTTATTGGAAGAAACGGCAAAGGCTGAATCTGCTCGTAGAGCTAATATCTTTCTCGAATTGGGACTTGATAAAAAAGTATTCGCGTCAAATGTAAAATTTCCGAAGCTGCTTGAAAGTCGTGGTTTTGAATGCCCGATGAAAAATTCACCAAAGAAAAAGGACAAAGATGGTGAACCATTACAGATTCCTGCGCTTGCGCTTGGTGACGAAGAATTTCTCGATATGCTGGAGAGTGAAAATGACGAACTTAGAACATTGTGCGAAGCTAGAGTCGCTGCTAAAAGCACTCTTCTCGAAACTAGAAGCGGAAAGTTGGCAGCTATTGGAAAGACCGGAACGTGGCCCTTTGACGTTCAGTTCTCTGGGGCAGATCAGACGCACCGTTTCAGCGGCGGTAGTGGTGCTGGAGGAAATCCACAAAACTTTACAAGAGGATCAGCCCTTAGAACAGCAGTTGAAGCTCCTGCCGGATATAAATTGGTTGTCGGAGATTTTTCTAACATCGAACTTCGGATCGTTGCGTACTTATCCAAAGATCCAGGTTTAGTACAAGCTATTGAACAAGGAATTGACATTTATTGCGACTTTGCTTCAGTGTTCTATGGACGAAACATAACCAAAGAAGACAAAGACGAGAGGTTCTTTGGTAAGACGGCGATTCTCGGTCTAGGATACGGGTGCGGATGGCGAAAATTTCAGAAGATGGTTCGCATTCAAACAGGTAAGTCTATTTCAGACGACGATGCAAAAAAAGCCGTAAGCCTTTACCGCACTCGATATTCCAAAGTACCGGCATTATGGGAAAAATTGGATGGAATGATTCCGTTCATTGCAGATCGAGAAAAAAAGGCATTAATATGGGATTTGCCTGGATCATACGGGTATCAGTATTTTCAGCTTCCTTCTGGACTTAAGATCAAGTATCCGAATCTAAGATTAGAGGAAATCAAAGGTAAGCTGCAATGGGTATTCGATACCTATAAGCAACGGAGATATCAAAAGGCATCGTTATACGGAGGTAAATGCCTTGAAAACATATCGCAAGCCCTTGCTGGTGAGATATGCAAAGAAGCAATGCTGAAGATGGGCGAGAATGTGGTAGGTCAGGTCCACGATGAACTTCTGGTGGTTGCAAAGAAGCCGATTGCGAATATTGTTGCACAAAAGCTCAAGCGTGTGATGTCAACGTCACCAGATTGGTTGCCTCAAATACGGCTGGCAGCAGAAGTAGGAATTGCTCCAAATTGGGGAGAGGCGAAAGCATGATAAAGCAAGACGCAGAATTTGATGCTGATCTAACAACCAAGTTACTCAGTATTGCGTGGGCTAAACAGATAGATAGAGAAGCCAAGGAAAGAATGGATAATCAGATTAGGCAAATTGAGCGTGAAATGTGGGCCGATCTAAAAGAGATTGGTATTGCTTTTGGGTACATAGATCCAAAAGACTTTTATAAAACGGAGGAGAAAATGAAGTTAGCAAATCGATACACTTGGTCGTTGTGGAAGAAGAAGATGATAGATGGATGGGAATGGTTTATGCCGCACACAATTATTGAGAATATCGGATATGGTGTTGCTCGAACTAATGACGGAACACTAGAAGAATGTAGCTTCGATATTAATGACAACACATATGGTCATTGGGAAGTGTATCTGGAAGATAAAACGGATGCTGAAAAGTTAGAAGAAGTCGATAATCTCACTGGTCTAAAATATCACGAAGAGTTCTTGAAGGTGCTGGATCAGCGGTATGCTCGAAAAGACTAAAGCAGAACAAACCACTTGTTATCTCTTAAGACAAGCGTTCAGCCGAAGCTGCTTATATTGGGACACTCTTCGTAGGGTAAAACAAGGACCGAATCAATATCGATGCGAAGGATGCAATAAAATATTCATGCTTCGGGAAATAGCTGTAGACCACAAGGAGCCTGTAGTCGATCCTGTTAAAGGATGGGAAGGAATCCATGTATTTGCAACAAGATTGTTCAGTCCTTATTCTAACTTGAAAGCCCTATGTATCGATAATTGTCATTCCCGAAAAACGAGAAAGGAAAACAAACTTCGTAGAAAAGCGAAAAAGGAGGCATCCAATGACCGACGATGAGAAAGAAGCGGCTTTGCATATGAGCATTCCTAGCTACGGAAAGATTTATCATATCGGACATCGTTATTTGACAAATCTGCTAGTCGGAAATGTCGTTGTTGATGAGAAAATGGACGGATCTCAGTTCTCTGCCATGCGAATTGACGATCAAATATTTCTTCGGTCGCATGGAGCGACGATTTATCCCGAAACCGCACCAAAGCTATTCAAAGATGCCGTGGATTATATTATGTCTATTCGTTGGGAACTTAATAACGGCTGGATCTATCGTGGCGAAGTGCTGTGCAAACCAAGGCATAATACGCTTACCTATGATCGTGTTCCGAGACATAATCTAATCATCTTTGATATCGAAACGGCAAAAGGTGAACATTACCTTGATCCAGTAGCACGAGAACACGAAGCAGCTAGACTTGATTTGGAAACGGTTCCTGTTATTTATACTGGTGCTTTAACCAATATTCAGCAATTCATGGAGATCCTCGAAAAGCCCTCTTTTCTTGGTGGTACTAAACCAGAAGGGATAGTCATTAAGAACTATAACCAATATGGAGTCGATGGAAAAGTTCTGATGGGGAAGTATGTCAGAGAGGAATTCAAAGAAATCCATCAAGGAGCTTGGAAAGGAGCCAATCCATCGAAGAAGGATGTTATACAGCTTATGATTAGCGCATATGGTACGCCTCAGCGATATGACAAGAGCATTCAGCATATGCGTGATGCTGGTAAGTTAGTGGATGCTCCGCAAGATATTGGTCCGCTGATTAAGGAATTTCAAAAGGATCTTATTGAAGAATGTTCAGCGGAGATCAAAGACAAGCTCTATGAATTCTCGCTACCGCAGATTCTTCGTGGCGCGTCTGGAGCATTAGCAATGCACTATAAGACTCGTCTGGCGGAGAAGCAATTTTCGTCAGAAGTTAAGGCTGCATAAGGAAAGCCAATGAAATGTTTGCTACTCGATATTGAAACTTTCGGCATGAATTTTAATGCTGATAGAGGCTTCATTATGGCGATTAGCTATCGCTGGAAACATGAACATCCTGGCGTGGTACACACCATCACCAGAAAGAATCCTCATTTGTGGTCAAAAGGGTGGTGGAACGATAAACCTATCATTCAGCAGTTTCTTCCAGTGTTCCAAGAAGCAGATATGATTGTGACATGGAATGGTGAACAGTTCGATCTCAAATATTTACAAACGAGAATGTTGAAACACAGACTTGGATATTTGCCGCCTGTGCCTCACGAAGACGGTCTTAAAACGGCGAGAAATAAGCTCAAGATGGGCCGTAGTCTGGAGAATGTTGGAAAATTCTTTGATTTGCACACAGCGAAGGAGAAGATGCCATTAGAAACTGTTTGGTTTCCCGCCGCTGCTGGAGATCCTAAAGCACTTAAGCAAGTGATTAAGCGTTGTGAAACGGATGTATTGCTCCTCGAAGAAGCTTATGAACTTATTGGGCCGCTTTCAAAAGTCCATCCGAATATTTGCATTATAGATAATCTTCCTAATGGATGTCCTTTTTGTGGTAGCAGAAACTTGATTCGACAAGGAACAAGAGCAGCATTGAGGCATTATCGTAAACGGTATCGATGTAAGGATTGTGGACATTGGAGTACATCTGCACCAATTATGAAAAAGGGGGCTTAGATGCCAAATTCAAACGGAATTTCTAAGTGTGAAAATTGTCTGGAAGACTATTGCACTTCTTGTTCAGAGGCAAAGCATCAATATATGTATTGCTCTAAGGAGTGTGAGAAGGAGGCTGAATCGTGACAGTCGGAATATGCCGATCATGCAGGGAACATTATTGCTTTGACTGTGATTCTGATGCCGATGATCCTAGTCGTTATTGTTCGAGAAAATGCGAATTGAAGGAACAACACGAGGCGATGTATGGCTAAACGAATAGTCCAATGGTGCTGGGACACTGAGCTTGACGTTGAATACTTGGTGGATCTTCGGATTGGGCAGATATTGGCAATTCAGGCAAGAAGGCAACACAAGAATGCGGAGGAAGAAATCGATGGAGAATAAATTAAAGCTCTTAATGCTTAAAGGTCTGCCTGGCTCTGGTAAATCGACGTGGGCCACTACGTTCGTAAACCAGAATAAATGGTGGATTCGGGTTAATAAAGACTCCATACGCAAGATGATGAATTATTCTTTGTCGTCTGAATCTAAAGTATTGACGCTTAGAGATTCGCAGATTATAACGGCTCTTGAAAACGGATTTAATGTGGTTGTGGACGATACCAACTTTCATCTAAAGCACGAAATAAAACTACGAGAAATCGCTGAATACTGTCATGCTTCTTTTGAGGAAATGAAGTTTGATACTCCATTGGAAGACTGTATTAAAAATGATCTCAAGCGTCTTGATTCAGTCGGTGAGAAAGTCATTAAGAAGATGTGGCGGCAATATCTAGCTCCGAAGATTGAACCGGCTGTTGTTGATCCCCTTAAATCGTTGGCAATCATCTGTGACTTGGATGGTACACTTGCCTTACATAACGGACGAAGCCCATATGATACGGCCAAATGTATGTCGGATAAATATAATCAAGTGGTTTTATCGATATTAAAAAGATACGAGGAAACTGCGGAAATTATTTTTGTTACTGGACGAGAGGAGAGATTTAGGAGAGATACCTTATTGTGGCTTTATCCTATTGGGTTTGGATTTAAGAAGGTATTTATGCGCCAGAACGGAGACTATCGGGAAGATAGCATTGTAAAGCAGGAACACTACGACAAAAACATCAAACCGTTTTACAATATTCATTTTGTTTTGGATGACCGTAATCGAGTGGTCGATATGTGGCGTAGGAATGGGCTGACTTGTCTTCAGGTTGCGGAGGGAGATTTTTGATGATTTATGTAATGGAAGCAGCACCAGAATTAGTCTACAAAGGCCAAACTCTTTTAACGGTTGTCGAGATGCTGTTTGAAGGTAGATGGTGGGAACGATTAATGGAAAAATCAGGTATCACTAAACTTCATGGTAAGTTGAATCAGGCTCACAATGAACTGGTAGCTCTGCGGGGCATGGGTGTGATGTTTGATTATCGTCCTTATTGGTCTGAAGAAAAGACATATTGGCGTTTGTCCGATCCAATGAATACTTCGGGAGCCAAGAAATTAAGACCCACTCTTATTAATAGAATCAAACATAGGCTGAATCTGAAAGGCTATGAAAAAGTGATTTGGTTAAATTTATGCTAATCGTCAGCATCCGAGTAAACGAGCATATCATTGAACTTCTAACCGTCCTACGAATCCAAGGCGGTACAAAGCCAGACGATATTAATACCTATATGCTACATAACCGACAAACGATCAAACATAGATACGGTGATGGTGCTTGCGTTCTAGCAAAAAAAATGATAGAAAATAACCTCCAAAGCAGAGAAAAAAGGAGGCTAAACTGTGAAAATAATAGGGCTCATCGGATTGCTGATCGTTCTGGCCGGGTGTTCAAATAATGGAGGCACAAGCCACATTGTTAATGGTCCAAAAGGAATTGTTCCTATAACTTCGCAACATTAAATTTGGTAATTAGCTAATCCAAATAACGGTTCTCAGGAGTGCGGCCTTTGATCCGCATAAAGTCCCGTTGTAGAGCCGTGACGGGCATCTATTTATTATGAAAAAGAAAAAACAACATAAGGATCAGACTGTGTATCTACAAGAAAAAATCAAACAGATTTTTGATGCCCTATATCAACGCGATATAAGAAGTATTACGAGGGCTAAATCAAATGAAGATTTGGAAAAAAGTTTAATAGAAATCTGGAATGCCGCTTTGGAAATGGCTGTGGACGAATGCCATGCCACAAAGAAGGTGCTTAAACTAAAACAGAATTGGCCGGTTGAGGAAGGAGGCAGCAATGCCCGATGAACCGAAAGCGACGCCGAGGCCGTGGAAATTAAAAGGTCTATGTATTTTTTCCGAGGATGGGAGGTACATTTGTGATTATGGTGCGGCGATTAGCGTGGATGAGGACAAACATAATCTTGAACTCATCGTCCGATCCGTAAACGACCGCGCCGCCCTCATTGCAAAGGTCGAGAGGTACGAGAGGGCGTTGAAAATAATTGCAGATACTTGCGGAGATCCTTATTGCAGAAATTTAGCCGCATCGACGCTGGGGGAAGGGAAATGATTGAACTGAAAACCGTTCATCTACAATGTACAGAGTGTAAAAATAAAAAAACAATTAAGACCAGGAAAGAAACCCATCCTGGGGTAATGTTTATGTGCTGGGATTGTCGAAGATTTACTATGGCTCAATTACCAGAAAAATCTTCCGTCGATAGCGTGGGAGGGTGAGATGAGCGAAAAATTAAAGCCCTGGTACAATGTTGCGGGGGAACAGTTTGAATACCAAATAGAGGATGGGTCATTTATCGCTCACTGGATTGACCCATACTTGACGGTCATTGAAGATGAGCGTGGGACAATTAAAGGAGTTAATTTGTATGTGCCAGTACAAGAACTGCCAAAGGAAAGCCAAATACAGAAGCTACGGGAGACACCGGACACTGTGCAAAATTCACAGCAGACAGGCCGCGAAGAATCTCTCTCCCATGCGTTGAGGGAGTTGTGCGAGGCGGTGAATAAAATTAAATTCTTTGATCGTGGAACAGAGATCGCAATGATGCTTGATATTGATTCCTCTACTTGGTATCAGCATGAAAAAGGGACTATATCAGGCCGGGTATTATTGAAATTAAGAACTGAACTTGAATCAGCGCTCAAGACCGCCGAGGCGGTGCTGGGACAGGAGGGAAAGCATGATTGATGTTATTGAAGGAAATGCCTCGTCTGTATCACTCTGGCCAAAGACAAGAAAAACCAAAATTCTTTTGACTGATCCCCCATACGGGATCAATATGTCATGGAAAAAACAATGGCACGGAAATAATGGTAAGAGTACATTACGCAATGGCGCGGTTCCAACATGGGACAAGAATTTAATAGACCTAAATCTGCTTAATAATTTAATTGCGTGGAGTGATATTGCGATTATTTGGGGAGGGAACAATTATTGCTTACCTCAAATGCCTTTTTGGATGATATGGGATAAACTACAATCAAATAGGGGTTCAGATGCAGAAATGGCGTGGACAAATGCCCCATTAAAAGGACATAAAGTATTTCGTATGTCCAGAATTGATGCGTATTTTAATAAAAGAATTTTTCCGAAAAAACATATATGTGAGAAGCCGATACAACTAATGGTTTGGTGCCTTGAACAACTGAAATTAAAAGATGCTTTTGTTTTTGATCCGTTTGTGGGAAGCGGTAGTAGTATGGTAGCCGCATTTCAAAAAGGATTTGATGGGTTAGGAATAGATATAGACAAAACATGGGTGGCAGAAACAAAAGAACGAATAAAGCATTTTTCAGGAGGGAAGCCATGACTATCCGATCCGCAGAGGAAGCGAAGAAGATTATTAGGCACTATGAGGGGGCTGCGATTTTGACAAAGGTTCCAAATCTCGAAGATTTTGACACCTATAGTCGGGCAAAGGCATATCTCTCCGCTCTCCGCGGCCCCGAAGTCAGCGCGCTTGTGGAGGCGGTTAAGAATGCTACTGATTATCTCTACCCAACGCTTTACAGGTGGAATTCTCTGAAAGAAAAATTACAGTCCGCTCTTACGAAGATTGAGGAGGTGAGAAAATGACCAATAGTTACATATTGAAACTTTTAAGTGTCGTAACGCTTAGTTGGCTATGTTTTTTGATTGCTGGTTATATGATAACGGGAATGGTTGCTTTGAAAATCTTGACCGAATGTAGCTTGCTCATCGCAGGATCTTTCGGGTTTAGTGAAATCATTGCTTCGTTTTTAGTTTATTAAAGCCTCACTAATCGCCTTTGACTTCCGAAGCTCAGGAAACTTTCTATAAACCGCAGCCCTGACTTTTCCTTCCTCTGGCTTTCCAGAACTTCTCGCAAGCGCATTCCTGGCGTGAGCTAGATCCTCTATCGGATATTGTTTTTCTTCGGGAAAAACAAACTCCGAAGATTTCATGTGCTTTCTCTCTCCATAAGTTAATTTCATTATTGTAACCTCGTCGCTAAATAAATTCCAGGTTGGTGCCTAAAGTACATAGCCACCCATTGTCCTTTACTAGGAGCATCCAAGAAGCTCTGATAAATCTCCGGTGGCACGTTGGCATACGAATAAATCCGATTATTCGTGAACTGTATCTGCATTTCTAGTCCGTCAGGATCATATCCTGCTGTTAGAACGTCGGTGGAAGGGGTGTTGACGGGGACTAGGAGCATTATTGAGTCAAAGCATTTCCAATCGCATTAGCGGCCTGTGCAGCCAAAGGAGAGGCCGTGGAAACAAAGCCTGGAAGAGCATTTAGACCGGCAGCAATGACTTGAGGACCATAGTTAGAGGCTGTACGAGCCGCTACAGCCCCAGCAGCGGCAGCAGGAACGCTCATTATTCCATGACCGGCAATAGCTCCAACTATAGCTCCTGTTGCCGTGAAAAGATTATGGGCATCAATCGATCTTCCTTGCAGACCAGCAATGACAGCCATGATTTTCCGATATTGATCCAAAGAAGCGGCATATTCAGTACCGCTTACTCCCGGCAGCTTTTGAGCAGCATCCTGAAGTGTTTGACTAATGATTCCATATATTTGTTGAAGCGCAGCATTGCTTTTGGTGGCACTATTAAAATTAGTTAAGTTTCCTAGTTTTGTTTTAAGAGCCGTTAATTCTGAAAAGGCTTTATCCGTTTCTCCGTTAATTTGATTTGATGCAAACTTTTGAAGATCCTTTAATATGTTATTAAATTCATTCACTACATCTGGTGCTGTATTCTCTAATCCACCGACTATCGATTGTTTGAGATCCTGAATTTTATTAAGAAGCCCACCTAGATCAAGAGTAATTGGAGAATTATTTATTGCTGTACCAGCATTATTCGTAATATCGGAAATAGCGGCATCGGCATTTTTAGCCGTCACTCCTAAACGATCACCAATGGCCTCTCTGATCTCCTGAGCATAGTCAAGCATCGATTGTGGGCTGCTGTTTGCCTTGATGATCGGATCGAATGTTTGACTCCCAACCTTAATTGGACCCAGCAAAAACTCGCCAAGAGCATCCAAACCATCGCCAGTGATGTTTAAAGCCTTTGCAAGAGCTTTAACCTTGTTTATAGCCAACAAAGCAAAATCACCAGCTACGCCTTTAACCCAATTGGACATCCATGGCCCAATACCAGTGGCTTCACCGATTAATCCCACCGCTTCTCCTGCGCCAGCGGCTATAGGATTCATTAAATTTCCCGCTATTTCCTCTCCTGTATCCACTCCAGGCGCATTAACAGTTGGTGTTATCCCACCAGGATTCGATGCCAAGCCTGAAGCTGCGGCCTTTCCAACATCATTTCCTAAATTCCAGAGGTTTCCAACATCGGACATCGATGTTCCTACTCCACCAGTTAAGGCTGTAGTGGCAACACGAGCAGCACTACCGACTTTATCCATGGTCGAAGGTCCACCAATTGCTTTAATAGCTGATTGAAAGTCAGAAGGCGATAATGAACCAAACGCAGGATCAATAGCGGACAAAGCCGACTGTTGATCGGCTGCAGAAAGTCCCTGAAAATCGGGATCGTTGACCATTCCTTTTATGTTAGCCATGTTATTTATATCTATCTATCAGACTTTGAAGACTAGGAGTACCAGTTTGAACCGCAGTTGGATTTGGTGTAGTAAGCACTCCAGAAACAGGACCAGTTGGGGGCGTAAATGTTGCACCTGTCGCCGGAGTGACGGGAGCAGGATTATTAGTGTCCTGAAGTTCTTTATTTATTTCGGCTAAATAGGCTTGCCATTGATCGGGAAAATGAGCAATGACATCCGAATTGAGAGCCTCAGCAGAAGAAATCGAATCATCAACAACTTTTTTGCTCTGATTTTCTAAGTCTTGAATACGCATAACAAGATGCTGACGAATATTATCGGGCAACGCATTATGAACTTTACCTAAAATACTTTGAGTCCAGTCTTGAAAATCACCATAAACAGAATTATAAACCGTATTTAATATTGCTGCGTTATCGGGTGAACCACCTTTGAAAACAGCACCAATTTCGATGATAACGTTTGTTGCATCCTGTTTGGTAACGGGAGGCTTATTCAAAACTTGTAAAGCTCGTTCACATCGAACAAAAGCCTGGATAGCAACTCCAACTTGAGTACGGGTACTGGCAAGATATGGGCTAATCTTATTGGCAATCCTAGTCTTCCATTGATTAGTCCAAAATTCATTAGATTTTTCCGATGGACCTCCAGAGGTATTTGCAGCCGGTTCTTTTCCGGCGGGAATAATCTTAAGAATATTTCCCTGATTGTCGTACATCACAGAATACATTCCATCTTCAGGAACAAAAGCATGAAATGTTCCGTCTGACGTAGTTCCATCATCCACAGACTTACCATCAGAGCTTTCTTCGTTTTCTAGTCCAAGATCCTTGGCACTCATTCCCGATGGAATAATAATCTCATGGCTCGTGGTAAACATTGCTGGGAGGGCAGTACGAGTCTTTTCGCCCGAATAACGATTGGCGAAACTCTCAACCAAGTTGGCCGGAACTTCTTGATCGCCAAGAGTGGCTACCCAAGAATCGATATCGGCAGGATTGAACTGAATTCCTTTTTCCTGAAGCATCAATTTAACCGTGGCTCCAGCTTGTTCTGGTGTCATTGTTTGAGCCTGAGTGGATGCTGTACCGGCTTGTGTGCTTTCAATCGATGCTTGCTTTTGTTGGGCATTCAAAATATTAGAAGCCACAGTATTTCCGAAATCAGTTGATGTCTGTGAAGGATTGTTTGGATTTAACCCAGCAGAGATAAGTTCAGATGTTAAAGACGTTTGTGGAGCAAAGTCTGCCATAATGTCCTCCTTAACTCAAAGCACCAGCAATGCTGCTTCCAACATTCGTTCCAGCATTGATCCAACCATTCGTTTGATTGTTATTAAAAGCGTTCTGAGCAACATTCGCATTGTACTGATTCTGAATATTAGCCCCTTGAGTGGCAAGAGTTTGCTGTGTCTGAGTATTGGACTGATTAATTAATTGTGTGAGTTGATTCGACAAGGACGAATTAGTGCCATTAACAACTTGCAAAGCTTGTTGCACGTTCATTCCGAACAATTGCTGTGCGGTTTGATCGTTCATTGAATTAAGCGTATTAATCGCTTGCTGCTGCGCTTGTTGCTGCTGTTGAAGCTGCGATGTGGTAAGATTGGCAACCGATTGATTATATTGCTGTCCTGCTTGAACCACAGGTGCGGCAAGAGCCGTAGCGGCATTTCCTCTACCGAATCCACCAGTTGCGGCAAGAGCTTGACGAATGGCATTTTGCTGTGCAGGAACATTCGCGTTTGCAGCAGTTAAAGCGGCAGCTTCACCAGCTTGTACCGTTTGATTATTTGGACCATAGTTTGCAGCAGTCTGAGTTAAGAGATTCTGCCCTGTTTGGGCTACAGATTGCTGAAGCTGTTGCCCTGTTTGGGCATTGGACGATTTATAAGCGGCATATTGTTGTTGTATTTCCGCCGGTAATGAATTGATAATCTGCTGCTGATATTGACCGGCATTATCAATTGTTGTAAAAAGCTGTTGAAGATTTGGAGCAGCAACAGGACCGGAATCTAATGATCCTTGAAGCGCACCAGCAATAGACCCGGCTGTTCCGGTAGGCATGATTATTTCTCCTTAAACTTGTGTCCAACCGGAAGCTAGTTTCGCGTACAGATGAGTGCTTGAGGTTGTTTGAACAATATAGATATCACCAACATTTCCTTCATTCGATGTTGGTACAGTCGTAACGATAGTGTGATTGTGGGCCGCTTGAAAAAGCGTTCCGTATAACCTTTGAAGAATGGCCGTAAAATTAACAAGTGTAAGACGGTCAGAAGGAATCGGGGGAGCTAAATTTCCTGGTTGCTGTATGCTCATATTTAATCTTGAACTTCCAAATATTTTCCGCTTCTAACATACATAACAGGTTCCATTCCGATGATAGTGCAAGGATAACTATCGCTGCTCACCACTCTAAACATCACTGTGCTTCCTGAAACAAGAGCATTACCAGAAATAAGCCCCGAATAATCGGGAACGAAATATTGGCTGAATTTAGTTCCTGTCAAAGAAGTGGTGTAACCCAATGCTCCATCAACATTCAACATCTCTACGAAAGTCACACCACGGTCAGGTGAATAATAAGCGTGAATAGTCGTACCCGTATTCAATCCCGTTATTCTCAAGCTACGAACATTTTTAAGAACATTTATGTTCGATAAATCAAAGGCTTTCGTGCGAACGTCCATCATTACAGATGGTCCAGAACCATTAGAAGGAAGAGGAATCAACCACTGATAGACATTATTTCTTGTAGCATCGGAATAGAAAGGCTGATTGAAAAATAGTCCCATCGCATTGATGGTAACTCCATACCAAACTCTCCATTTATTCTCATAGTCCCACGAAACAACAACATTGTTTGTGCTGCTGCCTAATGTTGCCGCTGAACAATAATATGTCTTGTTGTAAAATAGAGAAGCAGTTCTTATTGGTGTGGTGTTATTTCCGATAAACCAATTAACGGTTACACCGGAAACAACGGGAACAGCATTAACACTGGCCGTAAAGACTATTTTCCATTGACAATATTGGAGAGGGAGAACATTACTGGAAGGAAATGAACCATTTGAAACGGCATAATATGTAGCCGATGACATTCCTAAAAACGTACTTGCACTACGGAAATAGAATTGAGCCGTACCACCATTTAGCATAGTGTCGTCTTGAAATATCCCCCATCCGGCAGGAACTTGACCGACATTAATTATGCTGCTAGTGAAAGTGCTGGTGAGATTCCAAGTTAAAATCAGACTAGACACGTAAGGAGTGACGGTATTACCGGCATTCGTTGCGAGAACAATCTGAACCTTGATAAAAGGCTGCACCACGGCACTACTGAATGGACCATAAGTGGAATAAGTGACTCCATCAGCACTCGTAGCGACCGTAACGACGACGCTCGTACCTGAAGGAATGTTGGTGGCGGCAGTTAGTGTGCCATAGCTCGTTACGTCAGAAGTGCAATTGATCGCTGGTGAAATCCATGTACCAGTTGTATTAAACGTCAGAATCGGCATTCCGACTGTTGGTGTGTAAAGATTATTTGTTGAAGATATGCTCCACCTAAAGCGCCAATAACGCAAATTAGTGGTTGTAACACTATAAGATGTTTCTCCCGGCTGCACGAATGTCTGTGTCGTCACTCCGGTATTGAATGTGGAATCATCGCTTGCGTCTAAATAGAGCGTTCCTGTCGTAAATGTCGCATAGGCCACAGCAGCTAAAGAAACTTGATATCCGATAGCCGAACCAATGCTGCCGCTATCATAAACACTTGAGGTCCATGTTCCAGACGTTGATGTTGTCGTTTGTGTATATGTGTACGAAACTGTATCAGTGTTTGTAGGGATTCCGTATGGCACGAAAACACCATTGGCCGTATTCACAGAGGACCACAAAGACGAACCACCAACACCGTCATAGGCTTTTGGGGATGTTACCCCATCAAACTCAACTTCCTTGAAACTAATAATGGGATTTACATAACTTGGATATGTGATTAGAACGCCAAACCAATATTTCGTTCCTCCGGTCAAAGATGTAGCAACATTGACACTTACCGAAGTGCTGTTAGGAAGAGTATTCCCGCTAATATTGGTTGCTGATCCTGTATAAATTGCGGCACCAGGATTTCCAAGCGCATCATTCCAGACATAAACCGTATACGTCGGTTGCGTCACACCAGAAAAACCAGAAGCACCAAAGTTGAATGTCAGCGTTCCCAAAGTCCCTGTATAAGTTGGTGTAATCGACCAAGCAAAACCTAAAGTTCCGTTGTTCTGACTTCCTGGACCTGTATTGGTGCGAAATTCAGTATAGTCACTAGGATTTCCTAGTGTTTGTCCTGATTCGAGAGGAATAACCGGCAATTCTAAATAAGTATCTGTTCCGTCTATAAATGCCTGACCGCCAAGCATACCGGCTGTAATGACAGGAGTAAATGCTGTCGGCACTTTAAGTTCATTGGTACCGTCTGCCGTTTCTATGTTGGTGAGAACACCGCTTTCCCAATCCGCCTCGATTTGAAATGTCTGAGTAGGATTATTTAGCGTAATGGCATTAGGATCTATGGTTAAATTAATACCGGGTGTGCTTACACCACCAGCATAATCTGCTTCAGTGGCTTGGCTGTTACCGCCGGTTGTAAACTGTACTTGTTGAAGATTAAAATTAACCAAATCTTCAATATCATCGGAAATATAAGTGGCTGAACTTCCATCAAATTTATAGTAACCATGATCCGATAGCCAAATAAGAACAGGCACACCATCGATGGTGCGAATTTGAATAGAACGATTATCGACACAGCCTACGGTAGGACTAATTTCGTTGTAATAAAAAGTATTGTCTGTATTTCCAAGAATCGTTCCGAAACTATGTTGGCTAAAAACGACAGGATAATTCTGGAAAGCAGTAACACCTTTCAGAATGTCCTTTGGATTGCAAAATAAAAAATTGTTGGGATTGAAAATATCCGGCCAATCAGGAGAACTCCAATAGAGCGTATACGGAGTAGAAGTAGAAATAACCCAATTCCTAGAAAGAACATTGGTAATATAGTTAAACGTGGGAGGCAAACCATTTAGCGTAGGAATAGGGGTTGTCCCGGCAGCGACGGTATCCGTAAATGTCGTTGTGGTATTGTCATTAAGCGTACCCACCAGCAGGAAAGAACCATTATTTCCTCGATAAATATTTCTAGCCGTAACGCCGATTCCACCAGTGGGGATGTTGGAGAGCGCAACCGTCTGATTCGTACTTGAAATGGTTACGGCGGTTGAAGTGAGCCCGGCATCGGACTCTTCGTCACCGTAATAAACGTAAGTAATCGTATAAAAATATGTTCCGTCAGGAATTGCACCACCAGAACTTCCCGATGCCGGAACTATTGGTGCCGTCGTAGGAGCAAATGCCCCCATTAGCGTTAAGTGAGGCACACTATAAGTCACACCACCATAATTCGGAGTAATATCATACACCATAGGCGCATCAATACCGTTATCTAGGTAGATTCTTCCCTGATAAGGCGCATATTCCATCGATGCACCAGCGGTAAAGACTTGCGACATTGAAGCATAGGAGCCATTTCCAGCAGAATATTTCAATGTTGGTCCATCCATCACCAACATATGACGAACACCATTAGGAAAGACGGCTTCGTACTGATCTGTAGGCTGATTGGTAAAAGGAGAAACACTAAAAATAGAATCAGCAGGACGCTTTTCAATGGCACCTGTATTATTGGTGACAAAGTTATTACTTCCCGCCGTGAATTCATCATTACCGACAGAATTGGATTCAGGCTGATATTTTGATTTTATAGTCCCAAATTTTCCTGTAGGAATTGATAGTTTTTGTTTGTTCATTGTGGAGTATTAACCCAAACAGTCGAGGGATTTGGAGCATAAGGAGTCCAAACAGCAGATTGCTGAGGCTCTTGGGTCCAGATATCATTCAGACTAGGAGTGGTGGCATAAAGATATTGCCCGAACAGTCTTAGCCCGAACAGTGTAGGAACATCGAGAAATTCAGGATCGACCGGAAATGGATCTATTATCCAAACTGTCATTGATAGACCTGAATCCATCCATCTTGTTTCGCTTGGTCGCTTAGAAAGTAATTAAGCTGCGTAGTCGGATCTATTTCCCACGGCTTTAGCGCGGTAATATATGGCAGTTGAGCAGCAGAAATTATTTGACCAGTATAGTCTGTGCAAAATTCTCCCGATGGATCGACAAATGTTCTTTTCCCGTTAAAATATGATTCGGCAAAAGACCATATACCGGACCAAGAATATCTCGCATCTCCGTTTTCTGAAGCCGTAACATAAGTGTTCATCAAACCAAGTTGTTCAGAAGTTAAATGCGAATACCGAAAAATCCACGTTTTAATGTTGGGATCTTCGTGAAAGTATTTAAACCTCGAAACTTCGTGAATAGAAAAACCTTCCGCTTCGGACAGAAGATTCTCATCTTTAAAGAAAAATCCGTGGCTTGCCTTTATATTGCCCTCTTTGTATTTGTTGGCATAAAGGTTCTCAAGCCACGAGATAATCCCAGGACTATATATCAGTCCGATATCACCGTTCTGAAACATTTAAGTTCTTACAAAGCGGCAATCTCAGCGTTCACAACGGCAAGAACAGCAGTAACCACCTGAGCCTGAGTAGCAGCGTCCAGATTAGTCTTAGCCAATGCAGCAGCGAACTTAGGCTGAAGAGTAGCCACTTCGGCCAGCAACGCAGGACGAATGACGGGCAACACAACAGCAACCAACGCACTTTCAATCGCATTCATTTTATTTCTCCATTTATGATCCCATCACATACCAACAAACATTTGGAGGTAGAGAAGGGGAATTATCAACATGAATATGATTCTCATAAACGCCAATTCGATTAAAACCAACCTGAATTAAATCCTTTAGCATTAGGAATCTACTCGTTGAATCGTCACACTTTAAATCAACAGCATTTCCCGTTAAATGCGACGAGTCTTTAACGGATTCTGTTAGGGCTTCATTCTGAGCAGCAGTACGAAAACCAGAAGTAATCACATAAGGAGCATTACCCAAACCTCTAGCTTTATCGAGCATGAGGCAAAGATTGTCATCCAAATTCGCTACTTCATCGGGTTTAAAATACTTAAGAACTATAGCCACCTTAATTTCCTTGATGCGGTATACCTCTTAGTTTTTGATACAGTTCATAAGAAGCCAACGCACCAACACTTCCTACACCAACTGTCCAAGCTATTGCACGAATGATCCACGCAACAACTTTGGGGGGGAACATTAGAATTTCTATATTTCTCTCTATCCGTTCCATTTTGCTGTCGAACTGTGTTCGCCACTCTTTTGAGTTTGCAACATAGTCCTCAAAAGACTTTTTTAGTACAGCAAGTTCTGTTTCATCACTCGGATTCATTAGAATTTAACCGGCAGAACACCCGTTTTTACTGACCTGAATTGTAAGTTTGTCCGGCACCAGAGAAGATCGTATAACCTTCCGCGTTGACAGCATTAGTAGCCGTATTCACGGTAGGAGCAGGAATACTAATTGTCAAAGTATTTCCGGTCGTTCCGCAAAAAGGTTCGCCAGCATTCCAAACGTGCTTATATTCAACCGCAGTTTGACCGCTATACAAGATAAGATTTGATCCATAAATCGTATAATCAGTCGTTCCGCCATCAAGAATATAAATGGTCGTTCCAGTGGACAAAGAGGCTTCAATATAGTCCAAGCAAGTACGAGCAGTAACAGTGGCAACTGACACACCATTAGTTCCGCCGTTTGTGCTGGAGGTTCCACCGTTGTTTGAAACTTGATAAGTTGCCTGAACAACGGCAAACACAATCGATCCACTAGTGGAACTAGCCGGATTGGTGCTTCCATATACACCAAGATTAAAATTAATGGCATGTCCGTAAGTACCATCAAGTCCAGCATCTTTAGTGAGAGGAATCCCGGCATAGGATTTTCCGACGGTAAACAACAGGCCAAACAATAGGCCAACCGCCATTAGTGACTTTTTCATCTTTGATTCTCCTTTGTTTCTTTGTTGGTGATTGCTCACCAAATTTAATAACCGCTTGCAGTAACGAATGATTCTATGCTGATGGTATAAGCCCCTCCACCAGTGTCGTCAATCGTCATTTGCTGCCCCTTGTTTCCGCATAACGCAGTACCGGCACCCCATTGTGTGTCAAATGGAACTCCTGTTGAAGTGACAATCGAATAGATAGTCGTACCCAACGAAAGAATATCAACGGTAGTAGAGTTAGGACTTTCAACGGTCAAATGCTGAATACAATTTATGGATGTAGCAACAGTAGGCGTTGAGAGAACTATCTGAGCATTCGTTGAAGTCTGCGTATTCGAGGAAACTTGTGGAACATAAAACTCTTGAGCATTTACAATGCAATAAACAAAACTAAGTCCAGCGAAAAGCATTGCAACTTTTAATATCTTCATTAATCATTCTCCTTCAAAATCTTGTTCAAATTAGCCACCAGAATAATGTTCTTCCACAATAATAATCCCAGCAGCCCCACCACCACCGGCAAAACCTGTAGATCCTGGCAATCCTGCTGTTCCACCGGCACCTACGGTATAAGGATATGATGCCGCTGGCGCACCTATGGTTTTCTCAAAACAACCACCGGCTGTTCCTCCTCCACCAAAAGCCAGACCAGTTCCTCCGCCTCCGCCTCCTCCTCCGCCTCCTGTATTAACCGTGGCTGTACTTCCTACAACTGCCGCAATTCCAGCGGTTCCAGCACCATTAAAAAGAACCGAACCCGTACCGGGAGATCCACCATTATCGGCTAAACTTGCGCCAGCACCTTGAGCTAATGGGCTTCCCCAATTAAGATCGCCTCCAACTGAAATTCCCGCACCGGCTGTTTGTGTTCCTGTCGATCCACCATTACCGGCTGTAGCCGTAGTTAAATTCAAACCAAAGAATGTAGCACCACCAATACCTCCAAGTGTTGCAGAGGTTCCTGAACCTCCTCCTCCGCCTCCGCCACCACAGGCTCTAACTTTTATCCATTGAACTCCTGTTGGCGTTGTATATGTTCCGCTGCCCGAAAGAAAAGTATGAATCGTAGGAGTGAACGTAGAATAAGCCACACCATTACAGACAAATCCTGCTGTCGTAAAAGCAATAACTTGCCCACCATTTAGTGCAAGGCTTATTAAACCCGTTGCAGGAACGAAAAAACCAGATGTCAGATTTGAACCGATGGTTAGCGCAAGAGTAGAAGCATTACCTGGACCGCTGTTTACAACAATCGCACCGTTCACCGTCATTGACGACGAAACCGCCATTCCGCCTGAAGGAGGATTAGTCGAGATTGAAACACCGTTATCGAGCGTAATTTGGCTAAAGTTTTTTGGACTGCCAGCCCATCCTAAAGTTCCAAAAAGCAGCAACGAAAAAAAAGTAATTAATTTCTTCATAATGCGCGAATATAATAACCGGGCTGCAAGGGTAAATTGAATTGCGATGCGGGATTAACCGTAGGAAAAACAATCATCAAGTTTGTACCGCCAGGGCTAGGACCACCGGCATTTTCTCCGAGCATTAAAAAAGCCCCTGTGGTAGTATTAGCCGTAAGCGTGTTTGTGGTCGTTCCTGTAAACTGAGCAGCAGGACACATGAAAATTCCTGTGGTTGCATTTCTCCATACTTTACCGTCTATAGAAGTATAAATCGTCGAATTGATATATTGGGGAACTACGTTATTAACGGCTGTAGAACTATTAAATGCAACAATCGCCACATAGACATATCCGTTCCAAAAAACAGATGTGGGTGATTGATAAGTAACAAAACTCTGTGGATATTGTGTGGACGTTAAAAGAGAATTACTGGAAACAATAGAGTTACCCGAAGAAAACGGTGCTAATACCACGTTGGGTGCATTGTCAAACGAGCCCACCTCGGCATTTTGTTGATTGTTCATGATAGGCGCATAGAGCGCAAGAATAGAAGTTGACGAATAAGCGACTGTCCAATTGGCCGTTCCAGAAACGAGTGAAGTTTGCTCTAGTACGCCATTGGTCATTAAGATATTCCAATCAGTCCCATCCCACCAAATAGCTCCAGGTGTTCCGGTTTTTGGCAATGCACTGGCGGTACTAGCCCAAGTAGTTCCGCCCTTTGTCATCGTGTAAACCGTTTGAGAGCCAGTTACGCAATACAGGAAAACAGCCGTATTAGCGTTCCCTGGAGCAATTACTTTTTGAAATGATCCGGGCGCAGAAGGAAGTGTGTTGCCGACAAAATTGATGCTCGTCAATGACGCAGTAAGAGCAGCAGCGGTTGTGTTGGTATATCCTAACGCATATCCTACGGCTAAATTTACACTCAAGGCACTTAAACCCGAACCAACACTCGTCTGTGTTAGCCAAGTACCTGTAGATCCCCACCAGACTGCTGTACCGTTAGCCGACGTAACTAACCAATTTGAATTGCCCAACCAAACAGGAATTGATGCCGCAGATACGGTATTTGTAGATGCAGGAAAAGTTGACGTAAAGTTCATATACGTCTGACCAATTGCATTATAAAGTGCGGGATAAGTAGCGGTAGACTGAACACTACCGTCACAAGCAAGCCAAGTTCCACCAGCGGGGGCTGACGGTGTTTGTAAAATAGTTCCTGTGGCGAAAGAAACTCCTGCTCCAGCCGAACTAACAAACGATAGAGTTCCCGTTGAATTAATCTGTTCTAAAACCTGTCCAGGTGTACCGAGTTGTATAGGAAGCGTTAATGTGTACGTTGAAATATATCCTGTCGGATTTTGTATATAAGAAACTTTAGCATTGCTATCGGACCAACCAAAAGGTTGATTGACCATATATAAACCTAAACTACTGCTACCATTAAAGGTTGAAGGTGAGTTTTCATTCAAGGTTAATACAGTACCACCACCGGCAGAAGCCAATGTCGTAACATTGCCACTTCCTACTTGACTTTGAAGAAATGTTGCTCCGCCATCACTCATAGTAACACCTTCGGCTAACATGCTTATCGTAGGTGTGAGTGTTCCTAATGTACCATTCCAGGTGTTTCCCGTTAATGTCCCGATGGTTAAATTACCGGCAACAGCAGCGCTGGAAACATAAAAAGTAGCTCCAGCTTGGAGAGTGCTTTGGAGAAGAATAAAATTATTTGACCCCGGCGAATTCACTACCCACGAAGGCGCAACATTCGCCCCATTAGATTGCAAGACATAACCAAAAGTACCGGAAGATCCGTTTGTATAGAGCGCACCCCCTAGCTTAACTGTTGGACCAACACCATTAGTCGTTGAACCAGAGAGTCTAAGAGCCTCTGTACTTCCAGCCCCACCACTATAAACGCGAAAGACCAAATCTGATCCATCGTTTAAATAGTTATCGCTTTGTTTAATACACTCTATAGAACCGAAAGGCGTCCAAGTACCACCACCAAAACTGCTATATTGATATAAACCCAAAGAAACATCTGTTCCAGCCGCATGAGATCCATAGTTGCCAAGAATGAACGAATAATTATTCGGACCAGCAGTTGTCGATGAACCGAATGGTCCTTCTATCGTAGTGGGAGTGGCATTCGTCGATCCGATAACCATAAACGGACCTTTAACAGCAGCACTCGAAACATAAAAAGTAGTGTTGGACTGTAAGCTACTGGAATTTTGTATATAGTTTGTCGAGTTACCGAGCAAAGAAACCGTCGTTGTTGATCCATTAGCAACTGCGGAAATAGCATAACCAGCGGAAATAAAATTCGATAATCCTTGTGGTCCTGTAGGTCCGGTAATAGTCGTCAATCCAAATTGAGCATCGGTTATCGTGCAAGTAGCTTGCCCGACCAAACTCGTATTTGTGTAAATCTGAACCGTCGAACCGGCAGACAAACTAACAATCGAAGTCAACACACAACGCGCAGAAGGTGTATCCTGACAGGTATAGGCGGTAGGACTTCCGTTTATCCCTATAGAAAAATATTGATTGTAGGTTCCTGTTCCGGTAGAAAGAATATTCGCCCAAACATAGAACACTCCCCCTGTGCTGACAATAATACTCGATGCCGTTGTACTGAGAACGGTTTGATACGAAGCACCTGTATTCTGAAAAGCATTTAGAACGACAGGAGTTGTGCTTATCAATGTCTGAGTGACGCTTGAACTAGAAGTATAAAGTAAACCATAGGCTGTAGTGGTTGATGCGGCACCACCACCTGATCCTGTTCCGCAAGCATTGGACGTAGGAGTAGTAAACTGACCATTCGGACCAGCCTGAACACATCCACCGTTCGTTAAAGCCTGATCTGCAAGATAACTTGCGACGGTTCCACTTGTAATAAAGACCGTAGCTCCGGTTTGAAGGCTGCTCTGAATTTGAACCGCTTGAGTGCTAAGCTCTACCGAAGCATTGTTGTTCAGTGTTCCAAGCGTATCAGCCAAAGCTGTGACGGGAAGGAGCAAAAGGATTAATGAAAGAAGTTTTTTCTTCACTGAATTATTCCGGCATTTGTCAAACTATTTAAAAGAGTAGCCAAAACATTAGCCACAGTATTGAGAGTCGTTGAAGCCGGATTTAAAGTCATCGTCGAGGTATATGTTCCAATTGTATAGATGTCTGTTGATCTTGCTGTATTCAGATATTTCTCGATAGCTATAACTTCTGCATTTAAAGCATTAATGTGATAGGCAACAATTGCTGCATTGACGTTGGCACCGATTGCATGAAAACTCACATTGGTATTATCGGCACCACGAGTTAAACCAGTAAAAGTATTACCCGAAATTCCTGTATAGAAAATAACCTCTTGATCTATATTCAATGCACCAACTATAGGAAATCCGACCGTATTCGCCACAGTGATAACAGCGGGTGAATTTGAAGTCATCGCAACGGTTAGTTGCGTCTGAAGAATATTGACCGCTGTAAAAAGATTCGATGCGTTAGAAACTGATGTAGGCCAGCCCATAAATCCTTAAAGCGACAGAGGATTGATTCCCCCGGTTGTTGTACCGGAAGTAAAAGTTGAATAGCTGAAAGGCAAATAAGATTCGATATCGATCTTCCAACGACCATCAAGAATCCGTTTGTTCTTCCATTTGAAACCTTCCTTCACCATGTTTTCATAGTTACCGGGGTTTTGCATATTGCCACTCATTTCATCTTTAGCCTTAGCATCTTCCCCGTCAGCTTTCCATAATTTTGAAAGTACATAGGCGCGAACACCGGGATAAAGACTGTCATCAATTGACAATAGGCTGTTCAAAGTAGATAACTGAGTGGGCCAGGATTCATAAAACAAAAATAAATCGTTTGTGCCGTTTGTAACCGGAGTGGGATAGATATACATCGTCTGCCCAATAACCCAATAACGAAACGGATAACTCAGGGTTGAAGGATCTGTTGACAGAAAATTTGGATACTCTTGCCCCATTTTCTCAATGTTCGTTGCACCAAGAGGACGCCAATTAGGAAGATTATTCAAAGTTACGGCGTTATAAAATATCTTCTCGCTGCCTAACCAGTTCGTAGGCATCGGATAATCCGCTTGGCCTAATACCGAAGAGGTATAAGCAATATTTTGAAGAACTCTTGTTTTAGCGACATAATCATTCTGCGCCTGGTTAATCAAATACAACATCCTCGCGTTTGAGAAAAACGTGGGACTTGGTTCAATTATTTCGGCGCGAACATCGGCAACTATTGTATTGCCAGTTGTAGTAACCGACATTTTTTATTCCAAAACCGCCGTGGCTATATAGTTTGGAGCAGCGGAACCAGCGTATTTTAAAAATATCCCTTTCTTATGAACGTCGATTAACGAATCGAACAAAGAACCTGTAACTGTACCGGAAACATTAACCCCATCAAAACTATAAACCACATTATTTCCGCTACCCAAACTAGAATTATTCTTTATAAGAATCATACTTGCATCGCCATTAAACGGGAAGAAAACAAAAGAAGCAGTAAGGGCAGTAATCGTCTGATCCGAATAAAAACTCAATCCTTGTGCGCCAATAGCTCCCGTCATTGTCTGAACAGAACCGGAAGATTCCGTTGCCGATCCGTTGCTTGTCGTCGCTGAAACCAAATCCCCAGGATTTAAGTTATTTGAATTTCCAGTGGAGTTAGTCAACGTAGCGATAATTTGATTGTCCGTACTCGTTCCACTGGCTATTTGAATGGCTACTGCCCATTGCGTTCCCGTCAGCGTTGCGGTTGCAACCTCGCTTCCAGCAACAGCACCAGAGGTCAATTGAATAGTCGGAAATTGCCCCCATCGTTTAGCAGTAAAAGTAATAGTGCCAATCGTCACGGTTGGATATGTATATGTTGCATTGCTCATCGAAATTAATCCTTATGCGACGATCTTTCTGCTACCAATCGCCTTTTCGTAGTTGAATTTGTTCTGTTCAAGAACATCTTTTGTATGGTCCGGCATTTTTTCTTTGATGTCCGAAGCGAGTTCTAAAAACTGTTCGCCCGATAATGCTGAGTCTTTCTTGCGATTAAAATTGTCTATCTCCATCTCTTTCATCTTGTTAATCACAGGATCACCAACATCAACCTGATTAACCTCTCCAATAATACTGAGTCTCTTGCGTTCCTCTTTCATCATCTCAGACCAGCTATGATGAGCCGATTTGATCTGAACCAAAGAAGAAGAGGGATATCTTGCTTCAAAAAAACCAGGAAATTCTTTTCTAACCTTGTCGTGTGTGGTCAATTTCAGATGAAGAAGAATATTCACCGCTCTACGATACCCGCTTTTAACGAGTTGGTTATTCTCATACTTCGCCACTGGAGGTACAAATCCAATATCAGTAGCGCAAACATCGACAATACCATCACGTTCGTGGACGTAATAAATACCTGGAAGATGCGTTGAACAATCATATTGACTCACCCTAAGACGCGAATTTAATCGGCGTAACTTCTGATACCAAGTGTGTTGCAGCATTCTTTTCCTCCAAGAAAAGATTAGGACTGACGATCTGTAGCGTTCTTGACTAAGAAATTCTTAAGCCCGTTCAAAGGTCCAGTCAAAACACCAGTATCGGTAACCCCTGCCGTATCGAATACCGGACCCATTTGCGCTCTAGGAGAAGTAGCAGCATCGGGGGAAACCGTCGAATCTGTGCCTTTATTTTTCTCGATGTATCTCTGCACGCTCTCAGCGGCGTCTTCTAAATCGTTATCTGTTCCAGAAGCATCGCTATCTTTGGTGATTAGTATTTGTATGTCGCTAAGAATCTGTGTAGCAATTGTGGAATTCTGTGTGGCATCTGAAATAGGGGCAAGCATATTAATACTCTTTCTTTGTAATGGCTTTCTTTAATTCTTCACGAGGCATCGTAGCGTAGCTATCATCGTCTTCGTCCGCTTCAATATCATCCACTTCCGGTTCCTCGATTTCAACTTCATAGTCGTCTTCGCCACCATAGGAACGTCCAACCGATTTAACTTCACCAGTTAGCTTCAGGGAAACATTTTTGCCGATCTTAAACTCTTTGGCTTGTTCCTTAGTGACACAAATTCTGGAATATTTCTTAGGCTTATCCGGCGAAGCCGACATAATTTCAATAGGCATAGTGTTCTCCTTAATGAACGACAGGCGCACCAGCAGGAGGCATTAGAGGAGCCGCTTGCGGATTGCCGGTGGGGGCTGGCATTGGAGCGTTAGGCAACATATTCTTCAGAGCAGGAAGAGGCATGTTTGCCGCATTCTGTTTCTTCGGTTTCATAATTGGCTCTCGATTTTCCACAGGATTGCGAACCTGATGAAGCTTGAGGGTAGAAGGGTCTACAGAAATATATTCCGGCGTAGAATCAGCAACTTCCATTTGGACAATATCGCCTCGTTTGAGGCCAGCCGAATTAAGTTCCTTCGGCCATTCTTTTTTCGGGAGTACAACCATCTGCTTTACCGCCTTTTAAAAATGTGAATCAAAATTGGTGGGGCTATTTAAATTTCATATCGTGGAGGTCGAAACGAAATAACTCTAGCCCCGACGCATCGGAGGATGCTAGTTTGAATCTACTTAGTAACCAGAGGTACCAATGATTTCAATGGCGCGATTCGCATCAAGGATGGGAAAAACGGCATAGAACTTATAACCGATAGATCCCGTCAAGTTGAGAGGATCATACACGCCAGCTTCTCCCGGCATATGCACAATTTTCTCAATACCTTCATTGGCAACATCGACAGCACCAACACCCTGTTTCCCGATCACCCAATTGTGATATGTAGTAGCAGAGCCACTACCAGTCCCGGTTGAAATATTGGGACTCACTTGAACACGTATGTTGAATATCTTACCGATTTCACCACGAAGCATAGCCTGGTGGTTCTTATCGATAGAGATGTACTTATTCAGATCAAGCCAAGAACCAGCAGCCGAGTCTGCTTGAAGATCAGCAGCGGTAGCCGGATGGACAAGACCGTGATAGCAGCCATCCTCAAACGGCATAACCGCGAGAGTCTGGAGTGCTTTTGAGGCTTTACGAAAGTCAACAGCGGCACAAGCGACGGCCACAGTGGCTTCGGATGTAGCAGCACCAGTGTACTGAATAGTCATGCTGGCATCCATTTGGTTACGTTGAAGCGTGTCGAAGGTTAGACCGGCGTTATAGCCGAGAACTTCGTGCATTGCTTCGGTGATGTTGTCGTATGCTTCCAAGATCAAACGATCTGAGAAACCGACATAGTTCAATTTGTTACTCGTCAGATCAACGAGGACCAATCATTTCTGTTGGCCTCAACACATTGCTGTGCTGTTCAGACTATAGCTTCACTCTTACGAGTGTCGAGATGTTTAGTCGTTGCCCCTGCTCCAACTGCATTAAGCTTTTTCAGACTTTGAAAATAGCTTTCACGCCGTTGTATTTCAGAAGATTTAAGTTTCTCACAGTCTTTAGAATTGTGGGGAAAAGCATGAAGATCCACACGAGAAGCAATAAATTCACTAATCTGTTCCGCCATTTCTTTCTTAACAATAAGATATGGTATAACAGCAGCCAAACAATTTTGAAGTTCGCTGATCGATGTAAGGTGCCAACGATAAATCAGTTGTCTGTTCTGAACGCTTTCAGTATGAATCGATCCACCAAAAACCTTCTTTAAAAAGAAAGGGATATTCGGATCTACCATTCCAACTTGAATTTTTGGAACATAAGTAGGATTTACACAGTCGGCTTTGGTAGACTTAGTGATTCCGATCCACCCTTCGCCATCAATGATTCCTGCTAAATAAGCATACTGAATCGCTTGGGTCTGATTGTCCATAAAGGATTTTCCAGTTTGTTTAATTTCGATTTTTATACGGCAATTATGCGGCCATACCGTATTGTAAAGGCGTTGCCAAAATCTTTGTAGAATTCCAGAGAGCGCCATTAGGGTTTGTACCTTCGGTAATTGCGGTTGTAGCAACAGCTAGAGTGACAGGCCGCAAAAACTGAATTTGCGTACCGTTCTTCCCAGGCATCGGACGCTTCTCAGCAGATTCCTGAAAAAACAACGGAAACTGCAAAAATTCCAGAAGAGTCCGGTCATAGAAAATAGCACTAGCGTCATTAAGACCTGAAGTGTTGGTCAGGTTTGCATTAAGAGACATTTGTTGTCCCCTTTAAGTTTAGAGTGGTGGGCCACAACGAAATGCGACTCACCTTTTGATTGATGGAAATCTTCGACGGGGCTTACGCTTATCCGTCTATTGCAACCATCTCTCTAACCTTATTCGTCCACAGGATCAGGGGGAAAATTCATCCTTGTCCTTCCTCTGCTTCAGAGGGTGTGTTACTTTAAATCGTTTAACCCGCAGTTTGAATCAATCTTTTTAGGTCTGCCAAAGGCATATTCTGAAATGCCTCTTTACTTGTGGTTGTCGAACGTCTAGCTCCGGTTCCACGGCTACCAATTCCTCCGCCAGACTGTTCAGCAAGAGCAGCTTTTTGGGCCTCTTCAAATCCTGCTTTCTTGGCGGCAGCAAGATCAGCTTCATATTCAGCTTGAGTTTTCGCCACTGGCATAGGAGTAACCGGCGTCACAGCGGGGATTTCTGTTTTGGCGGCTGGACCTTGAGCAGGATTCAACACAATCGCCAAATCGTAAAGCTGGTCAAGAATATCTTCCGTAGGCTGATTAAAATTAATTCGCCCGTCAGTTGTGTTAGACAAAAGCTGCATCGTTGGAATAAGGCGTTTCCATTCAGGATA